TAAATTCAGAAGAGAAAGAAATTTCTTCTTACAATCAAGAATTGCAAATTTGTGTTTCTGAAGCAGAAAAAATAACAAATGAAGCCAAAGATGTTTATGAAAAACAAGTTAAAATAAAAGATTTCATCTCGATGAAAGAAAAAATTGTAGAAGCAAATAATACTCAAATAAGAAGTTTAAGAAGTTTAGTTTCTGATTTACTAAAAATCAAGGAGCCGAAAGCAGATAGCTATGAATTGCTTTTAAACCAACAAATTGAACAATTGGAAGTTTCATTACGAGAAAAAATAAACGAATACAAAAGCAAGTCACCATATGAAGATTTAATTTCGAGTTATGAAGATAGTTGTGAAAAATCTAAAGTATCGTGTAAAGAAAAACAAGATAGCATCAAAGATGCAGAAGATAATCTTAAGTATTATCAATATTGGCAATTTGGATTTGGCGAAAAAGGTATTAGAAAAACAGTTGTTGATGGAATTATCCCAGAACTAAACAATAGAATTGCTTATTGGTTGCAATTTTTAATTGATAATAAAATTTCTTTAAGATTTGATAATGAATTTAATGAAATAATTGAAAGAAGCCCTGTTGATGGCGATCCTTATGTTTATCATGCCATGTCTGCTGGACAAAGAAGAAGATTGAATTTAGCGGTATCTCAGGCGTTTGCTGATGTCATGATGATTAGTTCTGGAACTATTCCATCGTTAGTTTTTTTAGATGAAGTCACAACAAATATTGACCCTCTTGGTGTTCAGGGAATTTATAACATGATTCAAGAATTGTCTTCTGATAAACAAGTTTTTATAACCACACATGACAAAGATCTTATAAAAATGCTAGAAACAGTTCAAACTATAAATCTTATTCATCAAAATGGTTTCACTAAATTAAAAAAATAAAAGTTTTATATAAAAAAAATGATGTTTGTATCTTAGATATATTCCCAACATGATTAAACTAAAGAGGCGTTAAATGTCAACTAAAGCATTGTCGGATTATACATTTGTTTCTCGTTATGCTCGTTACAACAAAGAATTAGGAAGAAGAGAAACTTGGCATGAAGCTATTGATCGTGTCAAGAATATGCATCTTACAAAATATCCAATGGCAGCAGATGATATTAATTGGGCATTTGAACATGTTCATGATAAAATAGCACTTGGTAGTCAAAGAGCATTACAGTTTGGTGGAGATCCAATTTTAAAGCGTAATGCAAAAATTTATAATTGCATTAGTTCTTACTGTGATAGACCTAGATTTTTTCAGGAATGCACTTGGCTTTTACTTAATGGTTGTGGAACAGGATTTTCTGTTCAACGACATCATGTTGATAAATTACCAGAGTTTTACATTACCAAATCAACTGATTTGTCAGAAGAAAAAATTTATAAAATTGATGATAGTATAGAAGGATGGTCAGATGCCCTTGGAGTATTAACTGCAAGCTATATTCCACATTCAGAATTTTCTGATTTTCGTGGTAAAAAAGTAACTTTTGATTATTCTGCTATTAGACCAAAAGGATCTTCTTTGTCGTATGGTGTAGGCAAAGCACCAGGACATGAGCCACTTAAAAAAGCATTAGAAAAAATTCGTGGAGTCCTAAATAATTCTGTTGATTCTGGTAATAAAAAACTAAGAACGATTGATGCATATGACATAGTGATGCATGCTTCTGATGCTGTACTTAGCGGTGGCGTTAGGCGCAGCGCAACTTTGGCCATGTTTAGTGTCGATGATGAATTAATGCTTAATGCTAAAATTGGAAATTGGTATTACGAAAACCCACAAAGAGCAAGATCTAACAATAGTGCTTTATTGTTGAAAAACAGTACAGGAAGAGAAGATTATCATCGTTTGTTTGAATCTACTAGGCAATTTGGTGAGCCTGGTATTATTTGGAGTCATAGTACTGAATCTTTATTTAATCCTTGTGTTGAAATTAATTTATACGGTTATGATGAGCAAGGCAATTCTGGATGGCAAGCTTGTAATCTTTGCACTATAAATGGTGCAAAATTACAAACTAAAGAGAACTTTGCTTTAGCTGCCAAAGTTGCTTCTATCATCGGAACTTTACAAGCTGGTTATACCGATTTTGATTATCTTGGAAAGGTTAGTGAATCTATTATAAAAAGAGAAGCACTTCTTGGTGTTAGCATAACTGGAATCATGGATTATCCAAGCGTAACTTTGGATAAAAATAATCTTCGTGAAATGGCTGGTATAGTTCTTCAAACCAATGAAGAGGTAGCAAATAAAATTGGAATCAATATCGCAGCAAGAGCTACCTGTGTAAAGCCAGAAGGAACAGCAAGTTGTTTGCTTGGAACATCCAGTGGCATTCATCCTGCACATGCACGAAGATATATTCGTAGAGTTCAAAGTAATGCTAATGAAACTCCAATCCAGAATTTTAAAAATCACAATCCTACTGCTATTGAAAATTCAGTATGGAGTGCAAATGGTACTGATGAAGTAATAAGTTTTTTAATTGAAATGCCAGAACATGTAATCACAAAAGATAATATTTCTGCCGTTCGGCTTCTTGAAACAGTCAAATTGGTTCAAGAAAATTGGGTTGAAGCTGGTAAAAGGCCAGAAAAATGTGTGCATCCTTGGATGTCTCATAATGTTAGCAATACGATTAATGTTAAAGATAGTGAATGGAAAGATGTAGAAAATTTTATTTATGAAAATCGTGAAAGTTTTGCTGGTATATCTTTGCTTGGTTCTACTGGAGATTTGGATTATCCACAAGCTCCTTTCACTAAAGTTCTTACGGTTGATGAAATAGTTGATAAATATGGAAAAGGTTGTATTTTTGCCTCTGGATTAATTGTTGATGCACTTCATGCATTTCACAACAATTTGTGGCGAGCTTGTGATGCTGCTTTGGGCGTTTTTGAGGTACAAGAGCCAAAAGTACCAGAAAAATTAAATGATGAAATAATGCAAAAATTGCAGTCCGAATGGGTTCATTACAACTTGCAAAAAGATTGGGTTCGAAGAGCCAAACAATTTGCCGAAAGACATTTACAGAATAATGTCAAAGAACTTACTTATCTTTTGAAAGACATAAACAACAATAAATTATGGGAAGATTTGAGTAGAGTTTACAAGGATGTAGATTATACTGCCATGTACGAAGAAGAAGATAACACTAAGCTTATGGAAAATGTTGCTTGTGCTGGAGGTGCGTGTCAATTATTTTAATTTGGCATTTTTTTTAAGCTTACTCTAATAGAAAATAATAGAATTAATGAGGCTTTAGAATGGCTAAATACATTTTTGTAGTTGGTGGTGTTATTTCTGGAACAGGAAAAGGTGTGGCTGCTGCTAGTATAGGCCTTCTACTAAGGCTTCGTGGTCATAATATTACGCTAGTTAAATTTGACCCATATTACAATATCAACGCTGGTATTCTTGGGCCAGGAGAACATGGCGAGTGTTTCCTTTGTGATGATGGAACTGAAACAGATTTGGATCTTGGTCATTACGAAAGAATTGCTGGAATAACAGTTAGTAAAAACAATATTTGCACACATGGAATTCTTCAAAAAGAATTAATCGAAGAACAAGAGCATGGTAAATATCTTGGTGAAACTATTCAGGTTAACCCCCATCTAACCGATAAAATTGAAAAAAGATTAGTTGATTTAGGGAAAAGTCACGATATTGTTATTGCGGAAGTTGGTGGTACAGTCGGAGATTCAGAAAGCTTTGCTTTTTTTGAATCTATTCGATTATTCAAACAAATTCATCGTGCTAATGTTTTGATTGTTATGGTCGCTCCAATTCTTTGGGTTAAAACAATCAAAGAATTCAAGACTAAGCCTTTGCAAAATGCTGTAAAAGAATTGCAAAGACACGGACTTCAGCCAGATGTTCTTTTTTGCAGAACAGAAAGCTCCGTACCAGACAAAGTCATGAAAAAAGTTTCTCAACTTTCTAATGTCACTAGAGAATGTGTTTTTGATGCTCCCGACTTTGAATCAATTTATCAAGTTCCTCTTTCATTTTATGATCGTCATGTAGATGATTTATTTGTTGATTTGTTACATTTAAACAGAAGTTCATGCAGAATACACAAGTATCGAGATGTTGTTGAAAAATACATCAACAATAATCTTCAGCCTGTGACTATTGGAATTTTTGGAAAGTACGATAATTGCGATGAAGCGTACATGTCTCTAAAAGAAGCGTTATTGCATGCTGGAATTGCTAATGATTCTAAAGTTCTAATTAAATGGTATAAAAGCGAAGAATTGGAAAAATACAAAGACAATAGAGGTTTGCACAAAATTTTTGATGAGTTGGATGGTATTATTATCCCTGGAGGTTTTGACAATCGTGGCATTGAGGGGAAAATAAAAGCCATTCAATATGTTCGTGAAAAGAAAGTTCCATTTTTAGGAATATGTTTAGGATTGCAGTGTGCCGTCATCGAATATTCCAGAAATGTTTGTAAATTAGATGATGCAAATAGTATGGAATTTGACAAAGAAACGAAATATCCTGTTGTTAAGTTCGTTCAAGGACAAGAGGCTATTGTTAAAAAAGCTGCAAGTATGAGGCTTGGTTCATATGATTGTGAATTGAAAAAAGATTCAATTGTTTATGAATTATATGGTCAAAAAATAATTCAAGAAAGACATAGGCATCGCTATGAGGTTAATGAGGAATATGTTTCTCAGCTTGAAACTAAAGGTTTTATTGTGAGTGGCAGAAACCCTCAAACTAATCTTGTAGAAATTATGGAATTAAATAGGGATATTCATCCTTATTTTGTAGGAACGCAAGCCCACCCAGAATTTAAAAGCAAACTAACAGCCGCAGCACCTTTGTTCGTAGGATTGATTGCTGCTGCAATAATACATAAAAAAGCAACTGGTGAAGCCATAAATAAGGTATGAATTTCAAACAATTTTTACTTACAGAAAACAAAACCGATCTAGGAATTAGAATAGGTGATATTCTTAATTCTTTAGAAGATTTATCTCAAGAGATTGACAAAAAGGGAAAAAGCCTCACTGTCTTTGCAGAAGATATAGTTGCAAGAATACAAGCGATAATACGAGCAGACTGGCCAAGGGATCTAAAGCAATATTTAGTCCAAATAAGAAATGCCGTCTTGGTAATATGCAAATCATTAGATGGTTCTAATAAAATGCCATTACCAGAAGCAATTAAGGTATTTCAAAATGGATTGAAGAAAATTGCAGAGGGATTAGGAACTCCAATAACAGATATTGGAACTTCACCATCTAAACAGCCAGAAGAAAAAGGAATTGATTCTCCGCAAAAAGCAGATATAAAAGCGGTAATTCCGCAATCTGTAAAATTAACCAATCCAGTTTCGCCTGGTGGCCCACCTCCAGAACCAGAAATACCATTAGGCGGAAGTACTGGGCCTTTGACAAATCTTTAGGGGTAATTAATTTGTGCGGAATTTCTGGTTATATTGGCGAATCAAAAAATGTCGAAGCATCTTTTATTTTTCTTTCAAAGTTATTTGAAAAATTAGAGTCTAGAGGGCTAGATGCTGCTGGTTATTGGATGGCGGAATCTGGAGATTCTGGTAGCGTTCTTTATCACAAGCAGCCAGGGAAAAGCAGTGATTTAGTGAGAAGTGAATTGTGGAAAAATAATTCAAAATATAATTTGAATTTGGCCATAGTTCATGCAAGAGGTGCCAGTAGAGGTTACGGAGATCCAAATTTAAATCGTAACAATCATCCTTTTGTAAACAAAAACAAAAATATTGCATTAGTTCATAATGGAAAAATAGACGACTTAGAATATAATTCTTTAATAGAAAAATATAAAGTCAAAACAGATTGTGATTCTGAAATTCTTTTACGAATTTTTGAATACGCAAAAGCAAGATATAGTAAAAATAACTTAGAAAACTATGTTGGTGATTTGCCATATGCTCATCGAATGGCTGGGATCAAAGACATTTTTTCAGTGATAAACACAGGACACATGGCTGTTTCTATAGGTGAATATGATGAAAGTAATAATAGGTGTTTGTGGTTATTTAGAAACAAACATAGACCTTTATGGGTTATAGATTTAAGAATTCAACTAGGACAGATATTTTTTGTTTCTGAACCAAGTATATGGCATGAAGCAATGGAAGAGGTTAAAAACTTTAAAACCATTATAAAATCGGCTAAAATCTGTGAAATTCCACATGAAGAATTGTGGTTTTTTCACACAAATAATAACAATAAACATGCAAATGTTCCTGTGAAATATATGATAGCGAAATCAAATCCAAAACTTTGGAAAATTGAAGAATCTGCTGAATTTGTCGATGATGAAGAAATTAAATTGAATGTCATAACGACCATAAAAGATGAAGACGAAGATGAAGAAGTGAATACTTACGAGGAAGATTATCTATATAAAATAGAAAAAGAAACTAAAAAAATACAAGATATTTGCAATTCTATTTGTGTTACATCTCAAAATTTAATTAGAAATAATACATTATCATTGTCAGAAGCTGAACAGATTCTTTCTCTATTAGAGGAGCAAAACAAATCAATTAAATTGATTGATAATATACTTAGTTAAGGAGCAATATGCCTGATTCTGAAGATGATTTTATTGTTGATGATATTATTGGAAATAAAAAAAATAAACCTAAAAAAAAAGTTAATGGAAAGACGAAGGGAAGTAGGGTAGAGAGAGAACTCAGTAAGATCTTAAATAAGAGATTTAATTGTGAAGATTTCTCAAGATCTATTGGTTCTGGAAATAGATGGGGCCAAGTAAATCACCTTCCAAAACATGCCAGAGATGTATTTTCTGGAGATCTAATTGTACCAGAAAATTTCAAATTTTGTTTAGAATCAAAAGGCGGATATGATGGAATTGACCTTAATTCCGTTTTTATTCGTGGCAATAGCGAACTTGATGAATTTCTTGATCAAGTTACAAAAGACGCACAAAGATGCAATAGAAAGCCAATGTTGTGCTGGAAAAGGACAAGAAAACCATGGCTTGTATTTGTAAAAGCCACAGATGTTATAGATTTTAATTTTAAATATACTTTACACTATCAAGATTGGATTGGCATAGCACTAGATAACTTATTGGAGCTTGATGATTCTTTTTTTATCTAGGTGAAAAATGAGCTTTTTAAATTCAATAATAAACGAAAAAAAATTGATAATATCATTTAAAGATGAAAAAATTTACGATGATTCAATTGTTATTAGAATTGGAGAAGAACTTTTATATCTAGCCGAAACCAATAATTACTCTGAATATAAAATTGATTTTTCAAATGTGAAATATTTTTCAAGTTCTATGCTTGGAAAGCTTATAACTCTAAATAAGAAAATAAAAGAAAAAAAGGCAAAGCTAATTCTTTGTAAAGTGAAGCCAGACATCATGGAGATTTTTCACATAACAAGATTAGACAAATTTTTTCAATTTGAATCTTAATCGTAATCCTTTAAACTGTATATTTTTTTACAATTTTTATCAATCCAATTTATTGTTCCATTTTCTGTCAAAAACCAATGCCATTTGTTTGGATTTTTTGTGAATATATTATCTCCAAATCCATCGGTTAAAACAAATATAGTTGGATGATTTATTCTTTTTTCGTTTATTTGATTGTATACAAATTCTTCTAATATATTGAAACTTGTTCCGCCACCACCATATATTTTTTTTGATTCAAGAGTTGTCTCTTTGACAACAGTATCAAAGCAAAATAATCGTATTTTAAACTTTCTCTTACATAAAGAAGATGCTGCATTAAAGAATCTATCTTTAAGATTCCAACAACTACCAGAAGTATCTAAGAAGAAAAATACTTCTATTTTTTTTTCTTCTAAACCATGATGATACATTTCTATTTCGCTAGGAATAAAGAAATCACTGGAGATAGCTTGGTATCTTCTTGCTATTCTTGCCCATTGTTCGTGATCTGAATAAACTTCATTCAAAAGCTTCATTTCCCAATTTTTTATTACAGACTCCCACTTCTTTCTTTTTTTTATTTTGGTATCTTTCCAGAAAACCCAATTGTCACTTTTTGAACTTCCTTTATCAAACATCTGATATATTTTTGATTGATTTTCCGATAAAAAGTTTTTGTTTACAAAATCTTTTATGGATTCTGTTTCTCCATTTGAAAGGTCTGAAGAAAGCTTTTCAAACACTTCTCTCCATTCATTCTCTTCAATTTTACTATGATCATCTAGACATCCATTGTTTGCTTTTAATGCCATGTTTGGTAAACCATCACCATATTGTTTTTTAAATTGATTGAAATAAAATTCAAAATATTGATTGTCATCTAATTTTTTATCTGGAAATATATTATCTACCCAACATAAGCAATCGGATTCTTTGGTTCCATCAATGCCCATTTCATTAAACGCAGTGTTTAAAGATTTACTTATGTTTTTTCTGTCAAATCCAAATGAATTTATTAAACTGTGATTTACAACTATATCCAATGCCATATTCGCAGCTATTTTATTTTCAGACAATGTGTTTTTTGATCTTTTTCCATGATTTAATATTATGTGAAGCATTTCATGACAAATGACAAATAGTTTACCATCCATGTCTAAATTAGACCAGAAGTTTTCGTTGAACTGAAATAAAATAAAATTACCAAGTTTGTCAAAAGATACAGCAGCAGTATCAATTGAATTGTTTAGAACTGGTTTTCCTATAGACCAAAGTTTATAGAATATAGCATGATGACACTCAAGTCTATTTGCTATTTCTAACCATTCGTTATGATCGACTTTCATCGCAACTCATTTATATAGGATTTTAGACATTTCTGGATTTTGAGTAAGATATTTTCTTATTTTTGTTATCATTTTCGTGTCTGCTTTTGCATCTAAAATATCTTTGCATATCTCAGAAAATATTGGACAATTTATATTGTTAAAAATATATTTTGTTATTTTTTCATTTTGACTCATAAGAGAAATTATCTTCTCTTTATTCATCAACGGAACAAACCAATCTGTAAGAGTTTTACTTCCAACAATATATCTTACGGCAGACGAATAGTTGTTTTCATTTTGAAGCCATAATTTTGCTTCTTCCTTATTTTGATCTTTTAAAAAGTTTGCAAGTTTATCACTAGTCGGACCTTCTTTTAGTAATTGCAACAATTTAGATACATTTGTTTCTTTAGGCAATATATCTCTTAGGTCGCCTCTCATAGAAAAGAAATTCAAAGCGTATTCAAGTCTTCTTGGAGAAACTAAATTTTTACAATCTTCATCTAACTCATTCCACCAGCTTATAGAGCTATCGGCTAATGACTGCCCAAATTTGTTTCTAAAAAATTCAGCGTCTGGCCTATATTCAATATTGCGTTGAACTTCAAATCTATCAAGTTGTGCCTTATCTAATTTTTCTACATCATATGCATTTTCATCATCATCTGGATTTATCGCTGCCCAAATGATTTTTAAATTTGGAAATTTTTCTCCATTTATTGATTTGAATTGTAAAAGCTCCATAACAGCGTTTCTTACTTTTTTCGGACTCCTATTAAATTCATCAAAAAATAAAGCTTCAATTTCCCCAGTGGCAAATTCTAGTGGCCTTATGAATTGCAAGTGACTTACTTGCCTTCCATCTATTATTGATGATGTTTCTTTGGGAATTCCAACAAAGTCAGTCCATGGGTCCATGGTAGAAGCACTAAAGTATTTCCACTTTAAGTTATTTCTTTCGAAGGAATTTTTTATTATTGCGGTTTTTCCAACGCCATGTTTTCCAACCAATAAAACATTTTGATTGGTTTTTATCCAGAAATCGCATTTATCATCAAATGACATAATATACTCCAGTTGATTTTGGAGTATGTTACCATGATTTTTTAAATTTATAAATCGATTTATTCGAAAATTTGTAATTGATTTTTTTCAGAAACAAATGTGTTTTCTGCGTATTGCAATTCAAACCAAATATTGTAGATGCCAACATCATATTGGGTTGTATCTATAAAATAATATGCATACATTTTTTCACGATAATCCACAAGTTGCCGATCTATTACCAATCGTAAATCTTTTTCTTGAGGGACACAATCACCACAAGATTTTTCGATGGATACTCGTAAATCTGAGACTATGGCGAGATTTTCGTAGTATGATAATAAATCGGCACCTCGTGGAACATTAGGCGTTATTTGTATGACCAAATAACGCTTAGATCCCATGACAAGACGGTTTGGCCTAAAGCCAAAAGAAAAATCATAAACTGGAGGAACTGGGGATGTAAACCAAAGATCTGGATATATGTTGAACTTATTCGTTATATCTGTAGTTCCACACTCATTGTCCTTGACTGTAACTGACCAAACATCAATGTAGTTACCAATTGTGTATAAAGGCTCGGCAGCATTGACTTCAACAAGATACGAACCAGTAGATTCTAATATTACATCTTCTGAATTGATGGTTTGAATTAACATTCTTCCATCGAGATTGGAAGATGTTATTTGACTAGCATCTAATAAATAAATGTTAATACTGTTGACTGATGTTAAATTCGCTCGATTATTGCTATTGTAAGAAAATAATCTTAATTTAATCGTATCGCCACAATTTGGATTTTGAAGTCTTTCTTTTGTTGCCATTTTTTATCTTCTCTTAGATGATGATCTTCGCTTCTCTGCTTCCATAGATTCATTTTCTTTCTCTTTTTGCTCAATGTATCTGGTAACAAGCCATTGTCTTACATTTATCGGTATCGATAATGTTTTTTGCATGTCCATATGCATGTGATACATAAAGAAGAAAATTTCCTCTAGTAAATTTTTCCCCAGAGTTAGGCTAGGGTGTTCTTTTCCCTCTTCCTCCGGGGGAAGAAAAAATTTGATTCAAGTGGCAGATCAATAGAGAATTCAGCGGTGCAACTTGGGCAATTGATTTCAATGTTTGTATCCACGCCAAAAGGAGGCTCATTGATTACACTGCGAATATAGGATACATCGCTAATTGGCAAATTCTTTAAAAGTATTTGCAATTCTGATTTGTCATTGATTCCATCAATGTCTTCTAGCAATTGTGCGGTTCGATGAGTTAAAGTATCATCTGATGCACTATCTCCAAATTGCTTCATCCTGCGTTCACGATACTCATTGATTTCCTGCTCATCTCTACCAGTTGACAATTTATAATGGAACTTCAACTTGGTGTTTGGAAGTACATCTTCAAGAATTGGGCCATACTCTACAGGACAATGATTCACATACAAAGAACTTAAATCGATGTTTGTGCCAAATTTTGATGAACACTCAGGGCATTTAACTTCAATGTCGTAACTTGTCGAATATGAAATACCACGAAGATACAAAAGCATATAAGTTCGATCAACAGTCAAAAAGTTTTCTACCTTAAAGTTTTCTTTAATACATTTTTGGAAAATCATATTAATGGCTTGTCCTTTGCGGACAAATCTTGGAGTGGCTAAAATTTGTTCCTCTTCTCCAGTCATTGGTCGCAAATTGATAATACCATCGGAAGGACCATTTGTGCCGTCATAAAATTTGCCCTTAGACGGCAATAAGATTTCTTCGTATTGAGAGGTGGAACCCTTCAATCCTTCAAGAAGTTCTTTAAGATGACCAGATTGACCTTGTGACACTTGTGTAGGTCGTTGCGGTGCATTTGCGTTCGCATTTTCTCTATCTCTTATAGAACTAAAATTTTGATTTGGCTTTTGCAAAGAAGATTCTGGGGTTTGCTGTTTTTCTGCTTGTTGGTTTATAGCTTGAATAAACTCTTGGGGAACATTGCCAGTAATGTTTACTGGTGGTGGTGTAGCACCTTCTGCTCGTTGTGGTCTAAATGTATCGTCCGCCATTTTAATCTCCTAAATATTGCTAAATATAACCTTATTGTCTTAAAATAGTATCATGGAAATAAATATTCAAAATATTGAAAAAATTATTTTTTACGACAAAAAGATTTGGGAACACATCCCAGAGTTAAAAAATTTTTACAATCAATGGTGCTTGTCTCAAAAGGCATTGGGCATGAGAGATATTGGAAAAAGAGCAGTAATCAATTTCATGGAGCAATTAAATGACAATCATATAAGCAAATTGGAAAAATATTTTGGAGAAACAATATTAATTGATAAAATAGATCATAATATTTTAATTTGTGTATCATTAGACAAAAGTGCTATTGAACAAACTCTTTGTAAGTATGATAATTACAAAGATTTCTTTATTACAAGAAACAAAAATCAAGTTTCTATTTGTTTTTGGAGATGAAAATGCAAGAATTTTTTATGTTTTTAATTTCAACAATTGGCATGTGCCACATTATTGTTGATAGTTCTTTACTTTCTGGATTTAGAGAAAGTTTTAAAAAATATTGCGATATGATGAAATTGCCTAAAATTGGCGAAATTGTCGAGTGCTATATGTGTTGTGGCACTTGGTGTGGTTTTTTTATGGGTTTTATCTGGATGGATAAGACTTATGATTTGGATTTCTTTTTGAAAATTTTTGCAAGTGGTTGTGCTGGTGGTTTTATTTCTAATTTTGCAGCCATGATTTTGAATTGGATTGAAGCAGCAACCATCGTAAACATGCCAGATAGTAATTAAAAATGAAATATCAATATCAAGCTTATTGTCAGATGTGTCATTATAAAAAACTTATAAATGACGAAAACATTCATGAACTTTCAATAATGAAAAGTGTTGATTTTCAATCCAACATTCCAAAGTATAATCCATTAACAAAAAAAACTGAGCCTTCTCCTGAAAAAAAGGGTAAAAGTAAAATAAAATGCCCGAAATGCGGAAGAATAATTTTTATAACGAGATACAATGAGCCAAATCAAGACAGTGACATTAATTGATATAAAGCAAGCCCTTAAAGATTCTAGATTTAGAGAATCCCTGCCTTCTTCTTTAAATGAAGATGTGCAAAAATACACAAGGAACCCTGGATGTGCTTGTAATCTTCCTTTGTATAAAAAAATAATTACAGAATGTAGAGATCAAGTAAAAAACTATTTCCCTAATAAAGAAATTTCAAATATAACAGAAGAAATAAATAAACTTGCCGATAATAATTGGTCTGTAATAAATTGTTCTATTGATGAATTGGAATCTAAATTAAAAAAATTAAGCACTGGTAGAAAACAAATAGCTATAACAAGATATGAAGATCAAGTGACTGTAATTGTTAATGATTTGGATATCATTTATTGATCATATAATTTTTAGAATCATTAATCATTTTTTGGCAACTTAACATCATTTTTTCTGGTGTTGCTTTATATTTATCTAATTGAAATGGCCACTCGTCATTTTTTAATCTTCTAGATCCTAATATTTTTGCATTTTCATAAAAGTGATATGCCTTTTCGTATCTATCTAACGAATAATAAATATCTCCCAATAAACACCAAAATTCTGCCATTAATGGTTTTTCAATCAAGCATTCTAATGCACATTTTATAGAATTTTGATAATCTTTTTTGACATAACAATAAACTATGCCTAAATAATATTTTGTCATTACATGAGAAATTGAATGGTTTGTTTCTTTGAATAAAAAATGATTTGCAGTATTGATATAATCATCCCATTTATTTTGAGAAAGAAAAATACAACTTTTGTAATAAATTGGCTCTAATGCTAATGGCAATCTTTCCTGCCACTTTTGTAAAATTTTTAAATTTAATTCTAGATCATTGTAAGGGCTTGACTTTATATAAATATTTGAAAAACTAGCATTATATTTTATATTTTCATAAACTGGATTTTTAAAATGTAAATTTTTATTTATACTCCAAAGTCTTATTGGTTTTGTAATGATTTGATCTTGTATTAAATTTATTCTGTAACATCCTTCTCCATTGCAAATATCTGATATCTCTTCATGTCCTCTGACTATTATTTCATGTGATTCTAAAAATAAAACCCAATTACTTTTTACAATATTTAAAAGATCATTTTTAGCCTTGCTGAAATCATTATCAAATCCAATATAACTTATGGATTTAGTGAAATTATCAGCAATATCAAACGCTTTACTGTTATTTGATGTTATCCCAACCAATATGTCACATTCAATATTGTTGCAAGAATTCAGACATGCTTCGAGATTTTCAATATCATTATGTACTGTTACCACTATTGTCAAGTTTTTCATGAAATTTTGTCTTTAAAAGTAATCTTAACGCTTCGGCTTCATTTTGTAAGTTATTTTTATTATAATGCATGTGAAGTTCATTGTAAAATCTAGGAATGTGTGGATTTTCAATAATTCCTAAAAATATATCGAGTAATTTCATGAATTTTGATTATGCACCTGTAAGAAATAAACCAAGTTTTGAAGCTCCATGGGAAGGCAATTGTCCGAAAAAACCATGGGATTATCAAGTGTGTGCTGTAATACCAGTCCTTGACACATACGAACAATTAAACATATGTGTGGAATTACTAAGGAGACAAACAGTATCTCCATTTATAATAGTAATCGATACTGGAAGTACAGATCAAGAGCTTAACAAAATCACCAGTCTTCGTAGCGATGATTTGGAGGTACATTCCTTAAGATTCAACGGAGTATGTCACCCAAGCGACTTCCCAGCCATTGCCATGGACCTTGCATTTTCTATGTGCAGAAATAATTTTTTGTTTGCAACACATGCAGATGTGTTTATTAAAAGAAAAAACTTACTGGAAAATTTTATTGAACTTTGCAAAAAAGAATCACCAGTTGTTGGGTATGAAATATCTCCTCGTGCGCACAATGATTGGAAGGGAATGGTTTCTCATACCGCAACCATGTATCATATGTCAACTATGGATAAAATTGGATTCGGATGGTCTTTAAGGAGGCTTTGTAACATATTTGGAATTAAAGATAGCAAGCCAAATCCAAATCGTCCATGTTGGCCAGATACAGAATTACTTGGCAATTATATACTTAAGCAAAACGATATAAAACCACACTTAGTTGGTAGTGAAAAAAACTTTAAAAGAACGAATGACGAAAATATTGATCATTTTAGAAGTTTTACATCTGGAAAATTATACAGTGATTCCTATTTTAGTTTAGCAAACAAATGGTATGACAAAGCCAGAACTGAGGCGTTAGAAAGAATAGAAGAATGGAAGAGTGGAAATTAATGAATGTAAAAATAAAAAAAATATAAGGAGCTTAATGGCCAATGAATATCTTAACAATAAAAATTTTGAGTCTTTAATATCAAAGTTTATAACAATTAAAAGAAATAAAGTTAAATTTGAAACACTTCTTGAAGAAATAAAAGAAACTGAAAAAAGAACTTCAAAAAGAACCACATTCGAAAAACCAGAAGCATGGGATTCTATTGAAAAAGGATTTAATGAATATTTAAAAAAATATAATGATTTGCAAGTAGATCTAACAATAGCTTTTTACTTGCTATCTGAAAATATTGTTAGATATAGAAAATTCAATCTTATTGATGCAGATGATGCTATCCAAGAAGGTGTTATGATATGTTTTGAAAAAGTTGATCGCTTTGACCCAAGTAAAGGAAAAGCATTTAACTATATGACAACATGTATAATAAATCATTTTAGACAATTGTATAGAACAGCTAGGAATTACAATGAGCTTAAAAGAAAGTATCATGAGCATTTGAGCATTAGCGTAGAACAAGTTCATGTGTCTAATAAGCAAAACAAAGGAAATTATAAAAACAATTATTCTGATAGGTAAATATTGAAAATTATTTTTATAGTACATATACTATAAATAGTGGATATTGTACGCCACTATTTATAGGTCACTAAATGAGCAATTTAATTGAACAGTTGGAAAAGCAAGAGTTAATTGACAAACTTATAGGCAAAGGATACGCACCTTTAATAGATGCTTTGCTTAGTAATGAAAAAGATGTGTATACCAAAAAGGGAAGACTTAACAAAAGTGGAGCTTGTAGAGTTCTTGGCTGGAAGCCTAAAGAATTAGAACAGGCCTTAGAAGCTTGTAAAGATATTCTAAAAAATGATCTTTATTTTTCTAGTTCCGAAGATGAAGAAGATGATTAGACTGGCTCGTAATAAGCTCTGTCATATCTTAGCGTAAGGTCTATATAGATAACACCTGCATCGCTATGATCTAATTCTCCAAATTCTACATTTTCAATAAATGTATTTTCAAATACCCATTTTTCAATTACTTCTCCACACCCATCATAAAGTTCAAGAGTTGCATCTTTTTTATAACCTTCTCCTCTACCTTTGGTTGCTTCTGCTGGATAAATAAGTTTGATCCATGTTATAATAGGATTTTCATTTTTCTTAAGATCAAATAGAGTTAAAGTTATTGGCTTCCATTCTGGCTTTGCTGGAAAGTAAATTGTTTCTTGCATGTGCTGTGCTTCTATAGTTTTATAGGTCAAACTAGGTCTTGCAGATTTAGTCGGAGGCAATGTATCGACACCAGTAGCAGAAACATCTGGTATTTTTAATAACCATCTATTTTTTCTTTTGAAGCATGTGTCTGTTTTTTCAAGTCCAAAATCAAATCCCATGATTTGAGCCATAATTATTCCGCCTTATGTAAAATAAGCTCCATATCTATAAAAGATATGGAGCTTATAAATTTTTAAAAGGATTTTATAAAATTTATAAAAAGTTTGATTAGATTATTGGGCCAGCACCATTTGCAAAAGGACTACCAGCAGCACCACCAGGGCCGCAACCAATACAAACTGGTTGAGGAGGACGAGTACAGCCTCTAGCTTCGTAACGAGCTTTATAGTAACGCAAGGTGCATTCTACAGTTGCTTCTTCTGAAGAGCTATAGTCGAGATCACCAAAGTTGATAGCAGATGGCCATACACCATCTAAATGCCATGTTTCCATAGGGTTGCCACAACCATCATACATTGTCAACTTACCAGAACCAGACCAGCCACCAGTCTCAGAACTACCTTGAATGGTAGTCTGTTTCATGGAATCGGAAGGACTCTGAGATTGAAAATTGTAGATTGATGCAAGCCACGAATAAAGAGGGGTAATGCTGTTAGTGCTATTACTTGCAACATCATAGAATGTTACAGTAATGCTTTCCCAAGTTGCTTTACCAGGAATCCACATTTTACCATGAAGGTAATTGATTTCCGTTTCTTCGATTGTCAAGTTGGGACGACTTGCCAATTTAACAAAGTTTTCTGGGATGTCTTGACCGTTCCACCTTAGTGCAAAAGTCCATCTATATTTTCTTTTAAAAACTAGTTGTGGGTCGGAAGCTAAAATTCCCAAATCCATATTTGCCATTTTAAAATTCTCCTTTTAAAAATTAGAATGCGTCAGTAGTTTCACTAAAGTTACTACCAGTTCGATGAATACTAAATTCAAGGAACATAAATTCAACTGCTCTTGTAGGCTGAACACCAATTCTAGCCCTAAATTCATTTCTATCTATTACATCAGAAGTATTAAGTTCAGCATCAGCTTTCACGATAAATGCCGTTATGCCTCTAGCCGTTTGAACTTCTTGAAGAACTTTAGTGGCAAGACTGATAAAGTTGCTTGTGAACACATCATCATGTGGATCAAACAACAATCCCTTGCTTCTAGTTTTAATTTGCTTTTCAATATAAAACATCATTCTGCGAACATTTACCCTATCAAGAGCAGTAGGTCTTCGTTGCATAGTTTTTTGGCCCCAAACAACGAAACCATCTGTATCGGCAAATGTAATAATAGGATTAATACAGTTTCTATAACCATACATTAAGTCTCTTTCTTCCTGAGTTGGTCTAGCGTATACATCAGTAATGTTTGGAACCAAACCTCTGAGTAAACCTGCTGGAGCAAACCAAGGGCGAGCTAAACTATCACTTCTAGCATATACTGCCATTACAGATCCACTAGGTGGACACCATACATCTACACGATTGTAATTGTCACGAATTTTAACCCAAGGCCAGTACAAGGCACCAAAATCACTATCAAATCGTGTGGAGTTCAAAGGATGAGTTCCATTCTGCCATGACACGATTTCACTTACAGTTAGACCAAATGGACTATCGATAATAGCCATACAATCTTGACGGAAGTTTTGACACATATATAAAAGTTCGGTCACAACGCTTGTGCTACTATGACCCGGAACTGCGATAAGATCGATATCAATTTGTTCTGATTCACTTACTGCATAGATCCCATTATATCCAACAGAACTACCGATCAACAAAGAGTCTTGTTTATCTGGATCAGAAGGAATACCATCTGAACCACCTGTAAGGTCATAAGTACCATCAGCAGGACCAGCAGTAGTCGCAGTATTATCAATTACACGAATATAGTCAGAAACAAGAGAGAGATAGCTTCCGACATAGAATGTGCTAGTGTCATTTTTTGTAAGCTGACCCCAAGATTCAACTTGTGCGCCATTATTATAAACTTCAAATATCCAATTAGAATCACGAGTATTAGTCTTGACTACAACTTGAGTATAATCGCCATCTATACCAACAGTTTCTGCGGTAATGGTAAAGGTCATTGTGCCATCGTTAACACCACCATTAATTCTGCCATAACTTTCACTAGCAGTATTACCAGTTACACCACTAGGGCTATCTCCAGATTTTGTTAAGGTAGATAGTCCGAATATTCCTGCTGCTGTGCTATCTGGCTTAATGCGAAAACGAGCATCACGACCATGATGTAATGTAGAAATCTTTAAATTACCATCTCCAACTTTTTCTACAATCCAACCGCCCGGAAGTGTACCGCCACCAGAAACTCGTTGATTGTTAATGTTGGTTATAATATTATCAATATCAGCTACGCCACCTTCAAAGTCTTCCAAACTAATTACTTGAACAACATTATCAATTAAAACATTGTCTGTTCCGTCTAAAACCAACTGAATATTAAGTCCAGTAAGACCAGTGAAATCATAATCGCCTGGGGTTTGATAAGCAACATCAGGATACATTTCCATAGATCCAGTTGTGGTTGCTTGAGTCATTCCGGTTCCAAGACCAGTTGGATTGCCATCAATTACTGCACCACCATAGATAGCATTTTGTACTGAGACCAATTCAAATTCGGCTTCTGGGCCATATGCCCAAACTGTTCTCACTGCAATTGTGTCTGTAGCACTTTTGTAAAATTCAATACCATCATTGTCAATATCAAGTTGATCATTAAGGGTAGTCACTAATTCTTCAACAGAATAGTTAACACCATAGACAGGGTGATTTTCCAACACTACTAAGGTTTTATTGCTGAGAACACCATTTAATCTCCATCGGAAGAAGGAGTCTTGATCGAAAACATAAGGTCCAGCGGTATCAGAGATGACATTAATGATTGTACCAGCAGCAGGAACATCAACTTCTGCTATTGTTGCACATTCATCACTTACTGGATCGGTATCAGCAACACGAACAATATAAAGTTCATTTGCTACCAAGAGGTATTGTTCTGCTGCGTAGATCAAATATGGATCTCCGCTTTGAGGATGAGGATTTCCAAATATGGTTCTTAACGCACGACTATTAGAAATAATCGTAGGAATATTTACTGGGCCTTTGCTAGCAAAACCAATAAGTGCGGCACGATGAAGTGTTTGTTCTGGTGCTACATAGCTTAAATCTTTTTCAGCAATTCTAACGCTAGGACTGATTGTGTTCGATGGAGGAAACCCTCTTAATATTGCCATAGTCTTATTCTCCCTTTGTTAACATAATATTGTTTGATATTTGCCTGACAGAAATCAATCCGTCATTAACTGCTCTGTCTATATACTCAGTTGCCCTTTCATCTTCTAGCAAAAAAATATTTTTTCCGCCTCCAATGCCGGGAATATTTAAAACCGTGAAAGAGCGTGGTGCCTTTCTTGATCGTATGATAAGTTGGACTGGAAATCTTTGCGTGTTTTTTATCTCTAACATTTAAGTTCCTTTACATTCTCTTCCAATCTCGCCATAACCTCACTAATCTCATTTTCATTAAGCCCATCTACAAAATCAAATTTGGTTTTGAGGACTGCTTTCTTTCTGCTTATAGGTTGAGGTATAAATGTCTCAGTTGTCATATTAAACTGATATTTTATGACTCTAATTGCTTGATCTCCTGGCTCGTAGTCCAAGTTATTTGCAATAGATTCTAATTTTACAATTACCTCATAAGGCACACCTGTCACTTTTATATATGCAGTTTGACTAAATTTTAACAAGATTTGTTCTAAAATTTGATTCATATCTTCTTGATACAATGTCCAAACATTCAAGGTGTAAGATATATCTACTGGTATCCCTCTTGCAAATCCAAAAATTGTATCTCTATTATATTTTTCGCTTATTGTAAATCCAGGTTTATTATCTTCTCTTAAATATCTTCTATAGTCTAATGCTTTATGGTACACATATCTATTTATTGCAAATTGAATATCAGAATCATGAACTGCCAACATAGGCAATTTGATTCTATCTACCACCAGTGTTTCGTCTTTGCGAACATTGTCTAAAAGAATCGCAGCAACAGCTTTTTCTTTTGTTCCCCATATAATTGGAATTGGATGAGCTTTTCCATTTTCATCGATTACTATAATGTCTGTAAAAAGATCACGCATTGCATCATCACAAGCTCTTTTTGCTTTTGAGTATCTATAAATTGTTGATTTATCTGGGTTGTTCGGATCATTGATGATTGATCCTTTTTGAACAGGGTCGCAAAGATTGGCAGCACCCAAACCAACTTTTTTATTTGTCGTATCTTTTAGCCAATTTAATGTTTCGTCATTTACATTTCTGGAATTTGTTGGATCAAGATTACAGTTGTCTGGCATTATGTCCAAATTTGGGTTATAATTTATTGGACTCTTGTCATTGCATTCGTTGAGGCCTTTTGATGGGTGATTGATATCGTTCATTTTTTTCCTTTGGTATTATCTATTAGGGAGACAACAAAAAATGTCTGAAAGTATTAGAGTTAAGTATCGTACATGGCATTTGGGAAAATCTCCAAAACCAATAAAATTACAAATACCCGGTTGGGCTGGATCTGATTTGACTCATGAAAATGGATCAAAGGCTCAACCTTGGCATTGCCAGCCTTTTGTTGAAGCCTCGACTTATGGTCTTGAACTTGTTTATCCATTTTCAACTGAATGTCATGTAAAGATGAAGAATGGGGAATTGTTGTTTGAAGGAGATTTTACAGAAGAAAACAAGATAGTAGGTAAGGATAATGTTGTTTTACCGCCATTTATGAAATTCGCAGATGGTCATTTTGGCATGACTAGTTGTGTGGATATACAGGTTCCAGATGATATGATTCTTAGAATTGAGCCACATCCAAGATTTTATACAGATAGCACAAATACAGTTCCAATTGCTGTTGCTGGTCATCTGCAAACAAGCTGGTGGCCTAAAATATTTTTTGTAGTATTCAAAAATCCAAGTGAGGGTCAAAAATGTATTTTTAGACAAGATGAACCATATGCTCAAATTTTGATTTTACCGAAAAAAGTACACTATGATATAAATGAGATGACGCAAAATGAAATTTTTAGCAGACTCGTGCAAGATAAAATTTTGACTGATGAAGCTAGAAAAATTTATGGTCATTCTTGGAAATCAGATGAAGGTTATAAATTTGATGATAAATATAAGAAACTTGGATCTTTAGCTTCTAAGCATGGTTGTCCTTTTGTGAAAGAACATTTAGAAAGCATTAAAGATAATCCAAAATCTAAAATTAAAAGAAAACTTATAAAAAATGAAAATAAAACCATTCAAACTAAAAAAGAGACAAAGTGAATTTAAGCCTTTGATATTTACAGGATATCCAAGGCTTAAAATTCCTAAAATTCCACTTCGTATATTTTTTAATATCGATAAGAAAATTTTTTCCGACAGCAAATCAACTATTGTGCATTAGGATCTTGACCACCAATTGGTGCTGCTTGCAAATCAAATGCTGGCTGTTGTGCTGGCTGTTGTGCTGGCTGCATTGCCGATTGTTGCTGTCCTTGATCTGATTGCTGTCCTTGATCCGATTGCTGTCCTTTATCATCTTTTGTTTCTTCTTCTGGAGATGAAAGTTTGTCTAGAAGTTCTTTCAACATTGTTTTACTTGCTGGCTTTAAATCTGGCATTGCATCTTTGATAGTCTTTATAAGTTCTACTAATTTTGGATCGTGTGCTGGCTCAGAAAGTTGATTTTGGCTATCATCTTGTGATTGGGCCTTATCATTTGTTTCTTCTGGTGTCGCATCTGGTGCGGTTTGCATATCTGGCTGTTGTGGTTGAGCGTCTTGCTGTGGTTGTTGTGGTTGAGCATCTTGTTCGTAAAACCTTTTTTCTGCACGAATCTTTTCAAAAAATTCAAAAAATGACTGCATTTTTATCTCCTATACAATTTTAATTTTAACATCTGGTTGTTTTTGAGTGACTTCACCTTCTCCAGTAGTAACAGACTCTTGGAATCTTTGGCAAATCAATTCAAGCCGCAAGGAACCCCAAAGTTTAAATTCTCCCAAGTTTCTTTGGATGATTACCCAATTTTCTTGGAGATGTGGTGTAAAAACTCTCGATCCAATTTTTGGTGGATGTCCTATTGTTTTTAAAGTTGTTCTATAATTTACTTCAAATCTCATTTCATCAGGTGAATCAATGCCGAATTGAGTCAATTCATTTTGTGATGGAATAGGCTCGTAATTGCACCATAACATTACTGGATTGTTCGAAAATATTTTACCTCTGTCTTCAAGATAAAGAGGATCTATGGTTTGGTTTTGAATAAATACTTCATAATAATAAAATGGAGATCCACCACGCATGATAGACTCTTGATCCCATTGATTGAAAAGATCATGTTCTGGTGCTTCTGGATTATATTGTTGAAAGCTACCAACAGATTTATAGCATGATCCATCTAAGTTACGAAGCAATTTTTACCTCACTCATACAATTATTTTCCCTCGGTCTCTAGCTTTTTTATTTTGAGATCTGATTACATTTACAAATTTAGTAATCGAATCATCATTTAATTCACTTGCGGCTTTATCTAAAATGGCAGAATAAAGTTTATTCATTCTGCTTATTCTTTCATCATTTATTTTTATATTTGCTTCATCAAATATTTTTTTCATTTCTGCGATTACAAATTTAGATAGCTTTCCCTTATTTTCATTTAATTTTTTTGTTACATTATTGAATACTGTTGCAAATAATTTGGCTTGAATTTTAAATTGTTCATCTGGACTTGACGGATTTAACAAAGAATTATATGGAATATCATCATATGAATTAATATTTGAAATTATTTCTTCAACTTTTTTAGAGAGCTTTTCAACGCCTACATCTTGTCTTTTTAAAGGCTCTGCAATTTGTAAATTTTCTGAATCTTCTGAATCTTTCGTATCTTTTTTAGCAGATACATCCCTACCTTGAAATTGGGCAATTGACCTTTGATGCTGTTTTAGTTTTATATCTGGGTCTAATTCTTTTTTAACAATATTTTTCATTTGGCCGACAAAAGCAAATAGCCATTTAGATTCTACCATCTTGGGTGAAAAATTTTCTTTATTTCTCTCAATAATCGTATTGGCAATAATCTGATCATATCCACCACTATTAAATTTATTGAATATTTCTGTTCCAGATACTTTAGGGAATTTTATATTCATGTATACATGTTTTGGATCTTTTGTAGATTTTTTTTCGCCAGCAATCATAATTTGAATTATGTCTTCTGCACTAACTTGTTGTCTTGTGAAATTACTTACTACATTTGCTGCCTGTGTTAATTTTTCATAAAAATTAATATCTTTGTTTTTGTCATATATTGCGTCTATAGTTGGGAATTCTTTAATATATTTTTCACATTCGGATTTGAAAGAATGATCATCGTTAATAGAAGTGTTTTTTATAGGAAACATAGAAACATGTGATGGTAATCCTCCCATCACTTCAGTCGGAACCTTATTTTTAATTGCTTTTTTTACTTCTGGATTTTTTACTTTTAGAAAATCATCTATATGTGTTATTTCTTTATTGGCATCCGCTTTAGTCGGCATACTTGCAATTTTTTTAGCAAATTGAAGAATTCTATGATCAAATTCAATATTGAACATAATTGGAGAGCTTGGATCATCCATCATTTTCAATCTTGGATCAGATATTACTAATCTCGGATCAGATACTACATTTTCTTTTATAAAGAAGGTGTAACTGCGATTTTCAAACATTCCATCATGAAGCCATTCGTTAAATTTTAATTTCATATAAACCTCTTTTTATTTATATAAGAAGTTTAAAAAAAAAGAGACTAATTTTTTATTAGTCTCTTTTTTCTATAATTTAATTCTTTAATCCAAGCTGATTCTTGGAGAAATAGCGATTTGACCGCCACCAGAAGGCAAAATGAAAGGCGCACCAGAGAATCTTTCGAGCCATAATAAGGCTGGTGTTCCATAAATGCTTGTTACATAATAGCCATAAACTGTAACAGCAGTAGTAAATGTAAATGTCTGTTCGCTATAAACTGCGGTTGTGGTTCCGCCAACTTGAGTGGTTGTCCAACTTGAACCGACCAAGGTCACAGGAGTATATCCTGTAGCTCCTAGTGCTTCGGTAACAGTTGCTAAAGTAGTGGCCTCTACAGGTGTAAGATTATTTGTAAACAACCTTAATAGTCTTCCTCCATTGGCAGGTCCAGCGGTTCCATCAGTAGATAGCATGTTTACTAAATACTGAAGCATTAAAATTTCACCAACATCAGGAACAAGTAAGCTCATATTTATTTCTCCTATTATCTAGCATATTTAGATAATATGCATAAATTTTTTCTAATTTTTATTTAAATATCTTTAGATGCAATAATGATACTAATATAAATTAGTCTAATAGTAAAAAAAAATGGTACTTAGAAATAAAGATGGATCAACATATAGATTGCAAAGTCCAAACGCCTTGATGAAAAATCAAAGCATATGGACAGATTATACTCTTCATAATATGAAATGGAATTCGATTGAACATAAAAACAATCAAGTTGTAAACAAGATGGAATCAAACCTTGTTTTAAAAGATACATTTGTTCAAGAGTTGGAGATGACAAAAAATGAAATTTTAAACAATTCGATAAATGATGTGGAAAAAAAAGAAGCCATCATTGTAAAAGATAAAAATGTTAAGGGCCAAAATGACATAAAAAAAACATTTATGTTTTGTTTACCAGCAATAATATTGAAAAAAACAGATTCGCTTTATAACGAAGAATATAATTCGATTGAATATGGAAACCCATTTTCTTTTGAGTCAATTGTAATACAAGAAGAAGATTTGTATTATAAATTCTGGGCGACATTAAAAATCGAATCAGAAAGTGTTATTTATCCAAAATCAAACACAAAAAGGTGGTGGAGGGTAAACAGTAAGGAAGAAAAAGGAAATGGATTTATTTACACATGCGTTCCATCAAACTATCAACCTCATTTTGAGGGAGTTTAGTTTTCTGTTCTTGATGTTATTTTTACTCCCAATCCAAGCTTTTTTAATTGTTCTTTTTGATCTTCCACTGCTTTGAAAAATCCAATTTCATATACATCTATTATCATTGCCAAAAAGTCTTTTAAATCTTTTTCAACAATCAAATGGCTGCTTAATCTCTCCAATATTTGTTCGTGTTTTCCATATCTTTCCTTTAAAATCTCAAACATACTTTTCTTTATGTAATGGGATCTTGGATTAGATAAAAAGTTAAGCCAGTTAGAATTTTCAGCCATTTTATTCCTCGTTAAATCTTATTTTTAAAATATGATCTATAGATTTTATAGAATCATTATAATCTTTTTGTTTTATTAAACTTTGTTCTCTTTGTGATTCAACCCATCTTTTCAAATTCAAAATAGTTTCTCTATTTCTTGTGTGCATGAAAAGATTATTGTGTGACAATGCCAAATAATCCTTCTTATCTAAAAGATCTTGTGGATTTTTAGTAAATTTTCCTCTATTTATTATTTTGCTTCTACTTATTTTAAATTCAACTGGAGAAAAAGTTTTTGTTGCTTGTAGTGGCATATTTGCATCAACAGATTGTCTGACTCCTCCCAAAGCAGTTTGAACGATTTGCAAACTTTGAAAATCAGAAACAATACTTGGCATGGTTTTCTTTTTATTTCCAACAATTGGCATTAACAAACCATTTGTTTTATCTTCTAATTCTTGTCCAAAAACTCCAGTATTGTAAATTATCAATTTTAACAATCCAGTCATTGCATCTATAAGCATTTTTTTAGTTCTGAATTTTGTAATTAAAAAATTCACAATTTGTTTGCTTTCTAAACCATATTTAACATGATAAAAAGGATGTTTTGCTTCTGCTTGTTGTGCCTTATCTTTAATTTCATTTATAACATTTTGAATTTTTTCTATATTAAAAGGAAAAGCATGGCCAGCAGAAAATCGTTTTCTTCCTAATTCTGCTAAATTTTCAACTGTTATTTTTTGAGATAGAGCAGTTTGTTTTGGAGATATTAAAGTTGTTGGAATTTTTCTTTTCTTGCGAATTTTAAAAATTCTTTTACGAATCGAACCACTATCCCATGAATCTTGTTGCAGAATGCTTTTGGTTGTATTGAATGCCAAATCTCTTCTTTTGTTTTTTGAAAGCATTTCATTTTTATCTAAAATAGATTCTAACTTTTTTGTGATTATATCATGAATTTCTGGGATATTGTTTAGCAAAATTGTTCTTACATATTTTGTTCCAACAGTTTTGCTATATTGTAATCCTAATGCATCTTTTATTCCTTTTACAATATCAACATAAAGTCCATCATTGTCTTTTTCCATTTCTCCAAATATTTTTTTATATTTTTCATCATAACCAATAACGCCTTTTTTTATAGGCTTTGCTTCTGCGGTCATTTGGTTCGGATGCATTGAGGCACCACTCATATGCCCACTATATTCTTTTTTATAAGCATGATGAGCTAAATGAACTATATTTTTTTTGTGACCTTGTCTATTTCCTTCTGGATCTTTTTGATTAGCATATCTAAAATATTTTGATCCTCTTATAAATGGCATGTCAATTTCTACTTCTTTTCCATTTAAATTTATTTTCTTTTTAAATAAAGGCAAATGCACATGCTGATTATCTGAAATTGACAATCCTTCTGGTGCAATATTTGAAATTGGCGGTCCTTTAACATCTGGATTTGATTTTCTATAATATTCAAAATCTGCATTGCAAAATTGTCTTATGAGTGATTGTCTTTCGCTTTGATTTTTAACTGAATGTGGGAATTTCTTTTTACTTATATTGTCTTCCCATATGATTACATTTTGACCAACTACTTTTTTGAAATTAGTACTATCTGGCCTTTGTATTCCTTCCGCTAGATTTTTGTACAACATCAAGTGATTTAACGCTTGTCTTTCATTGGCAAACCATGATTTTTCTTTTTCTGTGAATTCTGGTGATGAAGCTATTTTCGTTGCACTTTCTGCACCCATAGGATAACCAGACTTTTTAAGTTTTCCATAAATTGATTCAAGTTCGGAATTATCAAACAAGAACCAAGGCATCACTTCATCATAATATTTCTCTCTGCCTCTTACATATTCGTCTTTTAAAACACTATCTTCAAAATAATTATTTCTATTGTGTGTTATTTTTCCCCAAGAATGAATTGCAACATTTGATTTTCTTGTTGGTGATGAAGAATCGGGAATCTCTTGTGTAGAATTACTATCTGGCAATTCTCCAAAATATCTATGAAAGTTCATCCCAAGTAATTTATCAACAGCTTCTTGCGCACTATCTTTAGTTGGAAAAACAAGACCATCTGTCTTATGAGTATCTTTTCCTTTTACTTTAATTGGATTTGCTAAATCAAAACCATAAAGGCCAAATTTGTGAGTGTCAATTAAACCAGAATCTAGACTATGTTCTTCGCCAACAGTCTTTTCTAACTTGTGAATTAATCTATTTGCAAATGGTTTTGCTATTACTCTGTCTGTTTTTTTTCCTTTTTTTAATTCATAAGTTTTATATTCTACATAAGTTGCATTTGGTTCAAGTTTTTCTGCTGCATAATATGCAATGTTTTGTGCTGCATTTTCAATCGCCTCTGGATCATCTTTCCACTTTTCGCTCCATTCAGTATCTTTCCCATAACCCTTTTTTATGACAATAATCTGATCTCTAGAAAATAAATCAGAAGAGTTTAATTCTTTGAAATTTCCTGTTTTTAATGCCGATTTCAACATGGAAATCATAGATTCTTCTTTTTTTCTTCGTTTTCCTTCTCTATTTTTCAGAGCATCATAAAGATCATGATTGTATCTTTGGTATATGGCTTGAGACCAATATTGTGGAGGAAATTGATATAAAAATTCTATATCATCATTATCTAATTTTATAGCACCCCTTGGCCTGTCGCCTTTTTTGGCCATTTCCAACAATAATTTATTTTCAAAGAAGTTTAAAAAATTCATTTCATCTCCAAAGATCAGATATTTTTATTTTCAACTATATATGTATTATGAACAACAATATGTTATATATTCCTCGCCCAACACAAGAACAATACAATTGCTTGGCTTGTACTAGTTGTAGCGACTTAGGTCCAACTGATCCACTCGTCAAAATTGGACAAAGAAAAAATCGTGCAAAAGTCAGAGAACAGATTCGTGAATATGTTCTTACTATGCTAGGCGCACCAGTAATCACAATAGAGTTAGACGAACAGCAAATTAGCAATTCAATAGACTTTGCATTGCAAATAATTGAAGATTATGCTCCTATGGAGTACTTTCAGTACTATACATTTAATAGTACCCCTGGGCAATCGGTTTACGAAATGCCTAACGATGTTGGATATATAAGAACCGTATCTTACAGAGAAACGGCACAATATGCGTTTTCTGCATCTGACCTTGGTGGTGTTATACCATTGGAATATATGGGTGCAGGTGCATATGGTAGTATCGCTGGTGGCATCAATCCACAGACTCCAGTATGGGGAAAGATGAATGAGTGGGTCTTGTACAAGCAATACGAAGACACTTATAATCGTATATCTGGACAGCAGGGTGGATGGGAATGGTTAGGCGGTTATAACCATATAAAAGTTTACCCTACTCCATTTAGGTCTTATCCTGTTTTAGTTAGGTATTTGCAAAAAAAGCCAGACTTTAAACAAGTGACTCAAGCAATGCAAGAAGGGGCTTTGGCTTTTTCAAAAATAATTTTAGGAAGAATTAGAAGTAAAATTTCTAATCCTCCTGGCCCTAATGGTGGTGTGCAACTTGATGGACAGCAAATTCTTCAAGAAGGCTTGGAAGAAAAGAAGGAATGGGAAGAAAAATTGTTGTCTCGTTTTGGAGATGTTCTTGGCCCAAGCATGGGGTAATTAAATCAATGATCATAAAAGAAAAATTGGATAAGCCCTATGAGGATTATTCTACAAAGTCTATGATTTGGATTAAATGTGATTATTGCGGTAAGGAATTACCAAGGAACAAACGAAGTAGAATTCTATCCAATAAAAATATTGATAAAGATAGTTGTGACCAAAAGTCATGCAAAAAAAATAAAAAAATAGAAATAAATGAATTTTTAAAAAAAAGCAAAATCCATCAAGAGAAAATGAAGGAAGTGATAGCTGTTCGAAAGCGGAAAAATTTAGAAAAACATGGATGTGAGAATTACTTTTCTAGTGAAGAATTTAAAAACAAGAGAAACGAATCACTTTTGAAAAAATATGGAGTTACATCTTTATTTTTAAATCAAGAAATACTTGAAAGATACAAGGCTACCTGCATTGAAAGATATGGTGTTGATAATTATGCGAAGCATAGCGATTTTTATAGCAAAGTTATAAAATCTAATTTAAAAAAATATGGAAAAGAAAGTTCCATGTTGAATAAAGATGTATTAGACAAAAGAAAAAAAACATCATTAAATAAATTTGGTAAAGAAAGTTATACTCAAACAGAAGAATATCTGATAAATCGAAGGCTACTTTTTTTAGAACTTTATGGCGTTGACCATACATCTAAGTTACCATCAAATAGAACGAAAGCCAAAGAAACTTGTATTCTTAGATATGGTCATACGAATTATTCTAAAACAGAAGAATTTAAAAAAAGATTTTTAAAAACATGTTTGGATAAATATGGGGTTCCAAATCCACTTTTTCTAAAGAAAAATCAAATTTATGGAAAAACACAAGAAGAGATAAAGACATGGATTAATTCATTAGGATTTAATTTTGAACCAGATTATTCTGTAATGGATGGAAAAGAATTAGATATGTATGATAAAAATATTAATGTCGCTATAGAATATTGCGGTTTGTTCTGGCACAACGAATTATCTTTATCTCCAAGATTATCATTATATCATTACGAAAAATACAAAAAGTGCCAAGAGAAAGGTATCCGTTTAATTACGATATTTGAAGATGAGTGGCAACATCAAGAGATTAAATGCAAGGGTATTTTGATGTCTATTCTAAAAAAAGAACAGATAAAGATTTATGCTAGAAAATGTAATGTAAAAGAATTGTCTAAAAAAGATTTTAAACAATTTTGTGATTCTAATCATTTGCAGGAAAGCAACAATCTAGGTCTTGTTTTTTATGGTTTATTTTACGAAGATGATCTTGTTGGTTCTATGTCTTTTGGTAGGCATCACAGAAATAAAAGCTTGCTGACTTTAGATCGTTTATGCTTTAAAAGAAATTTCAATATTGTTGGAGGAAGTAGTAAGCTTTTTAAAAAGTGTTTAGAATGGGCTAAAAATAACAATTACAAAAAAGTAATTACATGGAGTGATAATCGTTGGAGTTTAGGTAATGTATATAAACAATTAGGTTTTAATTTGGATTGCGAACTCAAACCAGATTATAGCTATGTTAATTATAAAAAACCAAATAAAAGAATAAGTAAACAATCTCAAGCTAAAAATAAAAATGGTTGTCCTATAAATACAACAGAAAGAGAATGGTGTCTTGAATTAGGATTAGCAAGAATATGGGATTGTGGCAAAAAAAGGTGGACATATGAAATCAATTAATGACTGGAAGAAAGAAAAAGATTTAGAAAATTTAAATTTAAAGTCTATCAATAGAGAGGACTTTTTAAAAATTGCACTTGAATATTTTAAGGTAAATTTAAAAGGTAATCTAAAATCAGTTCACGAACATGTTGATAGTCAATTGACAGAATCTGCTGAAACTTCAAGATATAGCATTAGTGTAAATTATCGTACAACCATGGATGATGCTTTGGATGGATTTGCAAAGCTGGTTTTGGGGTATGTTAGTGCTGGTCTTAAAAAACATGGATTTCATACAAAACATGTTTTTGACGAGAAGCCATTAAGACTTCTTGTTTCTTCAAGAAATTGGGATGATGGAGAGTGGACTGGATTAGTTACATGGAGCGATAAAGAAAAATGCTTCTTAGTTTCTAAGGGTTTTTACAACAAAGACAGAAAGACAATCTCGATTCAATCAACAAAGAAGTGTGCAGACAGTGCTTCGGAAATTACAAAAGAGCTTCACAATATGATGCATCATTTAAAGACGCAGCCAAACAATCATCAAGAGAAGCTTAAATCAGTTTCATTAAAAAGAGGCCCAAAATGATTTGTGACAATTGCATGTGTTTTTCTAATTTAGAAATATGTTCTAATTGTGGCTCTTGGGTTTTTATTTTTGAATAATATAATCAAATTATTTTTTTACAAACCATGCATATGGCGATACTCCACATAAGCTTGATGTACAACAAGTATCACAATATGATCTATGGTATTGCAAATAATATTGGGCAAAAACTTTTTTGTCATACCATTTATGCGATGATTTGAAATCATTTATACAAAAGAATTTATCATTCGTCATTTCAGATATTATAAAAAAATGACCAAGATCACTTTTTGAATCAACCATGAATGTTGATTTCATAACTACAATTTGATTTGCATTCAAAGCATCTTCTATTGAAGATATTGTTGGAAGATGCTTTGGAGTGTTCGTAATATTTTTTAAATTATTTAAACAATATTGAAAATTAGATTGATGTGTTCCCAAAAAATTGCACTTACATTTTTTTTTCCAAAAATTATAATCTTTATTATAACTTA